GGATCTTTCTACTCTAGAATTATTCAAGTAATGTGTCCCTCGCAATGAAATTTGTACTCGTATACCGGTTGTCATTGCAGCTGCCTGAGCAACTGCTATTGCTGAAGTTAGAGCATTAGCAAATTTATCGCCTGACATTGATCCAGATGCGTCAATTGATATATGAATAAAATAATTTTTAAATCTGTCTGTTACAATTCTATGAAATACATTTATATTATTGTATCCTAACTGAGATATTAATCGTTTATCAATTTTACCGGTCCTGAGTCTTGTTGATTTTAGTGATCGATCCGAGTTTCTAAGTTGAAGTTTTCTACCCAATTGCTTACCTAAAACAATACCAGCATTCACAGCTTCTTGTTTCTCATTAAGTCGAACTGCACTATACTTATGATTTCGAACATCATTATCATAGTTTTGTTGTCCGGAGACATAGATATTTGAATTTGTTCCGAATAATTCAGGCATTGAAGATATTATTCCAGGAGTCAATTTTTTTATAACAATTGTTTCAACAAAATCTGAGGCACCGGTAGTGCTTGTAGAAACCTCACGTGTCTCGCATCCTGCTTCCTTAAGTGCATCAACTGTTTTTGCTATCTTTGAAGATAATTTACCTTTTTTTATTGGATACCCATCTAAAAAATCTTGTTGTTTTAATATTGCTTTTTTTAATTTTTCAGTGTCCTGAGAAGAAAGTTGCGGTTCAGAATTGCTTTTAGACGCGTCTTCCTGCGTTGACTCATTCTCTTCACCATTTTCGTCGCCGTCATCGCTTTCATTTGATTCGTCTTCTAACTCAACAGTGTCATTATTTATGACTTGTTTAAGTATTTTAAATATATCACACGCAACAATTAATGCATCTTGGGTTGAATTTAATCTTTGTATATTTTTAAGATCAATGATATTCCATATCGACCGCAAATGTTTTAATGTATTTAATTTGCGATTAGAATTAGTAAAATTAATAATATGAAACATGTAATCGTCTATTGTTTCTTGATTCTTTGCTCCAGACAACAATGCTTTATCAATAATTTTATCATTAAAGAATTTGTCATACATTGATTCATAATACATTCGATAGCCGGGGGCTGTTGTATAAATTTTATAATCAATACGTCTATCTTCAACCCAATTAAGCAAATCTTTAATAATTTTAAATTCGCGTATAGATAAATCCAAATTTGGATCTAATCCTTGATAACTAATTGCTGCAGCAAATAGTGTTTCGCTGATATTGCTAGTTGACTTGCCATTAGCTCCTTTAAACAAAGAAAAATCGGTGTGAGCAATATGCGACCCTTCATGAAGTGCAAGCCCAACGGCAGGATCAAAGTTTTTGCCATCTAATTTGGTTCCAATGGTAACAGTAGCGCCATCGGTAAAACTTGAATCATTACTTTGAAATTTTACAGGTATAGTTTTTCCGGTGACAATATTAACAAAATTAGCAATTGCTCGTTGTGCTGCCGCTAATTTTGTAATATCTAACGTATTTGTATTAGTATTAGTCCAATTGGAATCAAAATCTCGATCCAACCAAAAGCTTGATGCTTGTGTTGGTTTGTATTTGTATTCTGAAAATCGTTTTGATAGGCTCATCTCTTTTTTTTATATATAATATGAAATTGATCAGTAATTTCCAAGCAAAATATTAATAAAAACTACAAATTATGCTGGCTTTTGCATTATTGGATCATACGGCTCATCTTCAGCATTAAAAATATCTTTTATTTCCGTTGCCATATGTTTTTGTATAATTTGTTTAACAAATGTCCTTTCCGAATCGGTTCCACCTGATGCATCAAAGAATGGTAATATTGCTACTTCTGCTGCTTCTGATAAAGAAAACCCATCTGCTAACAATTCACATACTCTAACAGTCATTCGGGTTGATACCATGGTGGATAACTTGCCATCTTCTGCTCTCCATTCTTTGCGAGTTGCGTCAGCAATATCTGCTACCGAATGAATTAAATTTGGAGAAACTGATTTAGGAAATCGTTTTGTTAATAAAAGTTCTTCTTGTGATAATGATAAAATATCAACTTCAATTATTTCGAATCGATCTAATAGCGCACGATCCAATACTCGAGTCGATGTATATTCGGTACCAATATTGGCTGTTGCAATAAATGAAACTCCCGGAGCTACCATTATGGTTGGCGAATCAACATCTTCATCTAATCGCAAATAGCGTTGACCTTCATCTAACACTGACATCAAGATATTCCAGGCTTCTGGATGTGCCCTCGAAAGTTCATCCAATAAAATAACTGCGTTTTTAGTTTGAATGGCCGTTACAAATGCTGACGAATCAAATATTGTTTGTCCATCTTTGAAATGTGTATTTCCAATAAGTGTTGATCTAGGATCTTGTGTTGCTCCCAAATTAAAATAAAAGAAAGGACGATTAGTTGCCTTTGGTAAATCTTTTGCGGCTTGTGTCTTACCGCAACCTGCAGGTCCAACCATCATTATATTTTTGCCTCTTACTGCTGAGCGTACTAGATATTTCCATTTGATATCCGACATTTCTAACGACTCAGGTTTTATTTTATGAGCGTTATTGATAAGATGCAATACAGGATCGATATCTTTTTGTTCCACAATTATTTCTTCTTGTTGAGGTACTGGTTCAGTTAATTCATTTCTATTAATACGCTTTGCTCGGCCGGTGATTTCATCAAATAATAATGCTTCGTTGTTTGACACTGCATGTTGTATCATGATTGGCCGAAACAAATTTGTAATATCATTGTTTGTACCTACTTCAATTATTGAAGTTACTCCCGATGTTGTTACTGGTATTCCTATTCTCTTTTTCATATTTCTTATTTTCTATATAATATGAAATAATGAACCAGTATCCAACCTATCTAATAGTTTTTTATGATAATGCTACCAATTTCTGCAAGACCAGTATCTAGCAGAGGTTCTATCCTTTGCAGTATGACATCGATGCCTAGCTCTAAATGAACGCCTACGAGCAGGATTGCTCTTGCGGATTCTCATATTAGGATCGCCGAAGTTGACCTTAACAACGTTGCCTTTGGCATTTTTAACGTAGACTTTAAATTTCTTTACATCGCCTCGCATTGGTTTGCCTAGTTGTACATTTCTGCCTTGATACTCGGCCTCGTTTAAGTCATTAGTTAATACATTAATATATTCTGGAGATTCGTTACATGATTTAATTGTTTCAATTAAACATGCGGAACAATAATTGTCGGTTTCTTTGATACAATTAGGCACCATTCGATCACCTTTTTTCTTCATACCATCTTTTCGGTATCCATCCCAACATGCTTCATCAATATATTGCATTATAGTTCCTGTCTTATTCCTAGTTTTGGAAGATATTTTCTCCAAGTTTTTAATATAAATTCTTTGTCTTGCAATGTAATAGTATTATCAGATAGCCAAATATCTAAATATTCATTAACAGCATCCTTAAATGGAGTTTTTGATTTTTTTGCTTTAAAATACAGGCCTTGAATCATTGCTGGTATTTCTTTAGGCAATGTAAAATAGCGAGCGGCAGGCAAATCACCAGATTCAATCCTTGTTCTCATTGCTTGATCAGAATAAATAAATTTGCTGTTGATCATGTTCCAACCACTTTGTGTAGCATGTTCAATTTCGTGGCGCAATGTATCTCGTAGTTGCATAGCAATTTCAGATAATATTCTAGGATATGATTCAGGATTAATTTTAAATCGTATTTCTATCAACGGAAGTTCGTTGGCATGTTTAGTTGTTTGGTTGAATATGTCTCCACCAGAACTAAAATTAGGCAAATCTTCAATCCATTGAACTTTAAGTGATAAATAAAATTCTACAGGTATTGTATCATTTTCAATTTCCTCAAAATATATTTTATCTTGTTCAGCATCATCATTAATATCTGCTAAAGTTTCACCTCGTTTAAAATATATTTTTTCTCCTGCAAACATACCATCTGGATCGGTTGTTGCAGCGTAACTGTCTTTTATTACTTGAAGTAGTTTGTTTGATAGTGTAGTTATTAAACTATCATAACGGCCTTCAATAATAAGTGATTTCATTGATATCATATTAATGTTTTTAATTTAATAACAGATTCAGGTGTTAAATGTTTAGTATTTGTCACTTGTTTTTTTAATGATTCTAGTTGTCGGGCTAGTTTATAAATTACTTTTTTATATTCAGCAGGATTTTCCTGTTTGAATTGATCAAAAAATCTTACAATATCAACGTTTGTTGCAGCACCGGCCGGAGTTCCTGTTAAAATATATGTTGCTGTTGTACCTAGCTTACCCCGCAATTGAGTCCACATAGTAAATTCAGTTCCTTGTGATGTCCATTGCAAAAGTTGATTTAATGCTGCAAGTGTTTTTTTCTTGCCAGCTGATTTTAAAATAGTTTGTGTATTAGATGTAATTGATTTTAATATAGGAGCTAAATTTGCAGCTATTTCCCATTGATGATAATAATAATTCTTTTTCCAATTCTTTGGAGACCATTTTGCTAATGATATTGCATTATTGTCCCAATATGGTGCATTTGAATCATAGTTACTTGACAATTTAGGCGAAGCAATGGTTGATGGATCTTTTAAGTGAGCTATTTCATGAGTCATTACTTTTTTGATATCAGCTAGCTGACCTGTAGATGTTTTAAGAGCATTTAAAGAAAACTGCTCCCAAACTAGATAGAACACAGTACTATTAGGATTACCAGTATCCCATCCGCGTACGCCTTGACGTATTCCTGGATATATGGTTTTTGCATGTTCATATGGCACTATAATAACTGTAATATCTGCATCTCGGTATGTATGCCCTCCAGGAAAACTTACTTTTGGCGTGTATCGTTGTGTACCCTTCTTTAACATCAAATTACTAAACGCCGACGTTTTACTCGGATTCATGGCTCGTATTTTAAATTTGCTCCCTAATTTTACTTGAAACCCTTTAAATATGTTTATATTAGCGCCAGGATTATTTATATTTTTTTGAATTATTTCTGCAGCAGCATCAATAGCTAATATTTCTTGCGCAAGAAATTGAATTCCATGTTTAATAGTAAAATTCATTTTTGCTGGCGCCATTACTTCTTGGTAAGCAACTATTTCTTTTTTTAATTGTGGTATTGTAAGTTTACCTTGTTTAATTTGTCGAAGATAATAAACTTGTTTGGATTTTGGAAAAGATGCCCAAGTTTTAAATAGACCCGGGTCAGTACGTTCCCAGTTAACTATAGTCTTCAATTGTTTAGTATATGTTAAATTCTTAACAATTAATTTTCCACCTTTTAATTTTCCACCTTTTCCAAATAGTGATATCAAACGACGTAATAGTTCTTTCATACTAATAAATATCACTCAAGCAAATTGTAATTCCAATAATGTTCTTTATTTTCATTGAATGGATTACCGGATTGCTGATAAAAACAATTGAGACATAGCATTTGCAAATTTTCAATGCAATGATTTGTTGCATCACCATCTAGATGATCTAAAAATAATGGCACGGTATCATCTGTTATTCTGCGTTCTGAATACCCGCAGCTACAACATTCTTCTGAAAGGATTGCTAGTGCTAATAATCTATTACGCAGTTTCCAGGACGGATAGTTAGGGTGTTTGCCTTCAAGTATATTGTCAATTGAATATATTCCTTTACGGGCATTTGCTATATCTTTTCGTATGCCGACACCAAATTGATTCTTGTGCAGTTCATACAATGTTTTGTCTGTATCTCTGTCAGTATATAGACGAGCATATTTTTTATAAGTAGTAAATGATATTTTAAGAAACCGAGCTGCTTCGGCATTAGATTTTGTATTCTCCATTGCATATCGAATTTCACTTTCTGGAATGTCGAGTGCAGTTTTGCCAATGCCGTATATGTATTTATATTGTTTAGTTTCTGACACAATTTAATAAATTCCTAATTTTCGCAATTCAACAACCGCATCTTTCGGTGTAATTTTAGTTTCAAACATTGCTGTTAGGTCTGACTTTAATGATAAAGTACGATCGTTAAAATAAGTTACATGTACATTTGTTAATTTTTCAACTGCAGCAATCCAATATGAATATGTTGGATATACATCATCGAATCGATCTGTATCTGTTCTCGTATTCCAATATTCAATTTGGTCCTTAAGTGGCCACAAGTTAATAGGAATTGAATGATCTTTTCTTATTGAAGGTAATATTGGATTATCTTTATTTCTTCTGTCATTTCGTTGAATAAACTTATCCATTAAATTTATTGAACGATCCTTCGGACTCATTCCGGAGTGTGCTGATTTTCTACCCATTTGATTTAATTTTATGTGTTAATATAACTATTTTGCGCCATGCATCTTCGGCTTTGTATACATGTTTTTTAAATTTAATAATATCAGATGTTGTACGAGATATATCCGCGCGCTTCATATGTTTATGATATTTTGCATGAAGTAATGCAATCTTAAATTTATAAAACAATGTTAATATTCGTACAATCATCTTTTAAATTTTTCAAGTGTAACTTTTAAATATAACTTATTTAATTGTTCATGAACTAAGTTGCATTCATCATACGAATCAACAAATATAGAACAGTTTCCTGAATTATGAACAATTAATGCACATTGATATGCTTGTAATTCGTTGTGACTGCATACATCCATTAAACAATCAACAACATGATCAAATGTAGTTTTATTGTCATTATGCAATATAACTTGATATTTGATTGGTCTAGGCTTTGATTGTTTTTTTAACATCTCTAATAATACTACATTGTTCATAAAATTCATTTGTTTCTGCATATATCAATGAATCATTTAAAAACTTATTTATTCTATTAGTATCCCACCTAGGTGGCCACTTCCAATCTTCCGTCTTCATTATATTGATTGCGTCTATAAATAATTTATCGATAAAGTTTTCTTTAGAAAATGACTTCATACTATATTATATATAATTAATTTAATTAATCCAAGATCGAGCCATGGCCTAAAACATATCGTCCCATGGATTATCTTTAATAGTTTGTTTAGGAGTTGTTGGAACAGATTTTTTATTAGGAACAGGTTTAGTTAATTGAACATATAGTTTTTGACCAATTTTTATGTTGTCTGAAGTTAATCCGTTGATTTGTTTTAATTGTTGAACCGTAATTTTATATTTTGTTGCTAGTTCCGATAACGTGTCGCCTGATTTAACTATGTGTGTAGATGACTTATTTATGTTGGTAGTCTGTTTGGCTGCAGCTTGTTTCTTGGTATCAGCTGGTTTATCAATTAGTGTACCAAATACATGTCGACCTATAGTTTTAGTCTGAACATAGTCTGGATGTTTTGTGAACCCTAATGAGTCTTTATTAGCTGTTTTAGGATTGTAGTAAAATGTTGCACCTAAGGTTATATCTTTAGATGTTATGCTACCAGCACGTAATTGTTTTGCTAGTGGTAATGCATAAGACCATTGATCCGTACGGCCTTGTGCACGTTTTAATACATCACCCCATTTTTCAGAACCAGCATTATAATCATTCCACATAGAAAATTGGTATGGTTGTAATACTTGTTTAACCGGGTTAGTTCCCCATCCATTATGATTTTCTTTAGCTCTATTATTAATAACATGTGCTACTGCTAACATTCCATTAGAACCTTCGCCGCCTGCTTCTAATACGAGCGTAGTTGCTAATATTAATTCACTATCGATACGACCAAACTGTTCTATTAATAAATCCTTTAAGCGAATCATTATTTGCCTTTTTGATCACGTATAATCAATTCGCCTAATACTTCCAATCGACCTACTTCACGTTGAAATTCAATTGCTGTCATATCCAATGAAATCTTTTTAAGTGTTTCAGCAAATTCTTTTTTTGCAGAATCAACATCAAATTTACCTGCAGTAGCTCGACGATAATATGCAGATTTTACTTTGAAATGATGCCATGTTAATAGTGCCAGTCCGCCTTTTTCTTCAGCAGTTGTAGCTATCTTAGCAGCACCTTTGCCTCGAGTCTCTGCAAATTCCTCAAACTTATCGTTAGTTTGTTTGGATTCAAATAGTAAATTGTATAGTTTCATATTAATAAATATTACTTTTTTATTTTATCTTGTTTGAATTCAGTTATATATGAATAGTCAGTTTCAAATCCAGAAATATTTTCAACGCTATATACAGTCATATCAATTTTATAACCTGGATTCTTTTCTATTCGATTATACGTCCAAGCAGTATCCATCCATATGATTCTGTTATTTGGATAAATAAAAAAGTTGCCATTATCCATTTTAAATACATGTCCACATTTGTGTTCAGGTGTTTCTGAAAAATTAGTATCTAATACATTTCTATTTTCATGTGACCAATCTAATGTAAACATATATGTGCCTTGTCGTTTAATTCCCGTAATAGAAAGTAAATCTGCACGTAATCCAGACATTCGTTCGCGAATCTGTACATCAATATATGAAGAAAAACAATCCCAATATACATGTTCTGTAATAGGTAATTTTTCAGCATCCCTTTTCCAGCAAAATGCATTTATAGGTCTTCGAGTCCAATTTACACCATTTTCTAAGAATGCTTCAAATAAAGGAGTTCTCTTTTGTATAGATGCAACTGAATGTATATCAGCTAAAGTATATTCATTATGTCCTTGTTCATGATTAAACAAAAACTCATTTCTTATAAAACAAGTTATAGTAGGAACATTAGAATTTAAATATGCCATTTATTATTTTTTATGTTTTGCAATTTCAACAGCTGCTAATTGAGACAACGCTGCCCTTTTAGTTTTAGCTTGTTTAGATAATCGTCTACCTGTTTCAGTAGTAGCAAAATATCCAGCTTTGGTCTTTTCTATGCGTTCTGGAATCATTTGTTTGAGATGATTTTTGAATCCTGCAGGAATAAATTGTGTTTGCTGATTATTATAATCATGTGTTGTAACATCATCATGTCCATCATTACCGGTAATAAAATGATATACTTCTTCTACATCATCTGCAGACGACGCAATATGATCCACTGCCCAACCATGTCCATCATTTAATAATGAATCTATTTGCATTGTATCCATTGCAATTAATTCACCAATAGCATGATGCATAGTTTTTAAGTTTTGAAAAAACATGTAATTGTTAAGTTTAGTTGTACAATTACATGTCCCTTTACAATTACATGTATTCATGGCTCTATTTGTTTTTATTGATAATAGACCAGATAGCACCCGTTAATGTTAAAACGCCGCCGATACATTCTGTTACAATGGTTTCGTCAACAAGACCTCTTGCAATAACTATACCACCAATAAACGTTAAAGTATGTCTTACAATACCTAATACTTGTTCTTTTGTCAATTTCATTTTATTCCTTTTTTATATAAATATATTACTTGTTTGATTCTTTGTTTTTATATATTGGCCAATCTTTTGACCATTCATTTAATTTGTCAGCTCGTTCATCACATCCACAATCTTCATTTAATAATTGTGCAATTCGTTTAGCTAATTTATCAAGTCCAGTTGCTGCGGTTATTTTTTTTATATCACTACCTAATCCTTTAGTTTCCATATTTTGATCCATTTTGTATTGCGTTACGTAGTTGCATTATTATAGTTTTCCATTGTGGTGTTACTGGTATTTCAAAAACTTTGTTGCCTGGATATGTATATGTTTGTTCAGGTTTCATTAGTTTCATTGTTCCTAAATCATCAATTCCTAAAACATGATGTGGAACCATTTTCATTGTAATTTGGTTACCTGATATCATTGTGCATTTGCCCGGGTGTTTCCATTGTCCCATGGAATCATCAACTCCTTGCGTATGTTTCATAACATGATTCCAACCTGCATCATCTAATGTTTGTTTTTTTGTAACATGCATTATTAATGATTGTATGGCACCTTTGGGATCGTTTAATGACTCATTAATAGATAACTGACCAATTGTATTTGATTGAAGCATTGTTTTTAATTTGGTCAAATGTCCTGAATTCCGTAAACTTTTATATGCTAAATTTTCAAGTGAATATTCGCCTTCTGCTTCTAGACCAGACTTTCGCAAATTACGTAATCGGAGCAATAAATCTTTAATTTTAAATTCTAATTTTGGATCTTTTTCTGATAATGCGTCTATTTCATATTCATATGATTTTGTTTTTTGAGTAATTGCATCGTCATCAATTGATATAATTTTTGAATTTGGTTTTCGTATCCAGTTGCCATTAAGTATTGAATATATTCCAACGGTAGCATGTAAATTATCATTTGAATCTTGTGCATACAATTCTATATTCATTCCTTTAAAGGTTAATGGATAATTTGAATTCCATACACTTTTTTTTGCATGCAAATAATTTTGTACAAGATGCAAATTGTCTCCAATTTCTAAATAGTTAACTATGATATGAAGATCAATATCACTGTATTTAGTCCAATTATAATTAGCATTACTGCCAATTAATATAATATCTTGTATAGGAACATCTATTTCTAAAAATTCATAAAAATGATGTGCAATTTTTAAGAACCCATCACGTAATGATTTACGTAATGTGTCATCTATCCAAAGTTTTGGATTAAGATTGCCATGTGTTTCATATTCATTTATCATTATATATAAATATCATGAATATTTAAAATACAATTGCATAATAATTTATCGAATACCTTTATGATTGTCGATGCGATCCAGTATTTGATTTAACACGTCGGCTTTAATAAAACCGCACATTGATGCATTTTTCAATGAACTAATTAATTGGAAAATAATAAATGGTATTAATATTGTTTCACTCAACCATCCAGTGCCTTTAAACCCTTGTTCAACCAATAAGATTACCGTTAAAAACATGCACCAAACAGCTGCTGTTCTAATAACACTTAATGCTTTAAATGTTTTAAATCCTTCACGTTTAGCTCCAGCAATTACACCAAAAAATCCATCTAAAAAAACTACGGCAATTAATGCCAAATATTGTTCTGAATATGTCATTGTTAAATTAAAAAAGTATGTGCAATAAAATGACATGGTTGTTGATATTGATAATATAATTGCTAGTGCTGATGTTTTCATTTGATATCCGTTGACTCAATTAATGTGTATGTAAATGAATTTCCGTGAATGTCTCTTGCTTTGCGACAAATTGTCATAAACTCTTCAAAATCTTTAGATCTTTTAAATACTTGACATCCTTCTGACCAATTTTCTACGTAAGTAGAATCTGCGCCGGCTTTGTGGATGTTAATTCCAAAAACACCTTCATCAATTTTGGTTTCATCAAACTTTAAATCTTTGTTTGCATCACGATATACTTTAACATTTTTTGATTGACCTAAAGCTTCGTATTTTCCTTGATGTAGTCTAATTGTATGTGATCCTCTATATTGACCTTCTACTAAACGTGCAACTCCTTTTGCATTGTGGAATTGTTGAACACCTTTTTTACCTGGGTCAGTTGTATTTGTCCATTCTTTGTATTGCCATTCACCTCCTACTTTATAGGATACTGTAATAACATCATCAAATGCGTTTGTTACTGTTTGACCTGTTGCTGCGTTCCTAACACCTACGATGTTTACGTCATAATCTTTTGCTCCTTCAAACCAAACATATCCTTTTGATTTTACTGCTGCTTCTACTTGTTCTTTTGTGTACTTTGCCATTTTATTTTATTTATTTAATATTTGTGCACTTGGTGCTGTTACTGTTAAACATTTTCCTATTGCTGTATTTGTTATTGGTCCGTAATGTAAAAACCCAACTGGTAGTGATGTAGTTGAAGACGGTTTGTCAAAATTTACATAACCAACTACTCCACCTGTTGTCATTTCCCATACAAAACCAAAATCGGTATTTGGGTTCCATGTTGTTGATGTTGAAACTCTAAATGTACCCATAACTGCCCCATCTCCAGTTGGTATAATAGGAGCTGTTTCATTGGTAAAGATGTTTGTTGCTGAAGAGAAGTTTAATTTTCTTGCACCTGAGATATATGGTAAATTAGTAGTTCCTTTATTAGGCCAGCCTAACAATAACGAATGCGCATTTTCATTTAATGCTTTCCAAGTTATTGTTCCTGTTGTTATCTTTGGAGAATGAACTCCACGAATAATCAATGCGTTGAATTTAACTGCTGTTGTACCAGTGCTTGTTAAACGTATCTGAAAATCTGCAGTGTTTGTTGTTGCACCTAACCACTCCATATCCATTTTGACTGATACTGTTGGAGCAATGTTAGTTAATTCTTGTAATCTTTGTTCTTTAAGGCTCATTTTTTATTGGTGCTTTCTTTTTAATTGGTTTCTAATTTATTATAAATATCTTTTTTAATTTTTTTGTTAAAAATCTTTGTTAATGCCAATTGAAAATGATTTATACGAAGTGCCAAACGCAGTTTGTAAAGAATATGAAAATACTGGAGTATATCCTTTTATTCTTGGAAAATTATAATTAATATCATATTCCATGGTAATATCTTTTTTATAAAAAAACCAACCACCAGCAACAGAAACTGAAAATGGGCCATATATAGGAGATGTAATCATTAACTCTGAATACAAATCTTTTATGTCTAAAGAAAATAGACCAGTATTAATACCAACAGCAATATCTCCAAAATATTTACCTATCTCAACAGTAGCACCCAATAAGTTTTTTGGATCACTAACTTTTGTATCAAATGCAACATTTGGGGCAACCATTACGTAGTAGGATGCCTGTGCAATAGCAACTGTGCTAAAACATAAAAATAAGATTGTGATTAGTTTTTTCATTATGCTTTTCTAGGTTTAGCTGCAGGTTTTTTTGCAACTGGTTTGCGGGTTGTTGATTTTTTAGCCGGTGTTGTTTTTGTTCTTCTAACTGGCTTAATAGGTAATTTTTCTTTATTAAATATTTTTGGGTATATTATAGAACCAAGCATTATAAATGCTAAAGCAATTGCCCCAACCATAAAATGAGAGAATCTTTCTAGTAACGCTATCATTTTCATTGTCTCTTCTTGTCCAACTTGAGTTTGTAAATCAAGTAGCCAATTTATATCATTCATGGTTGTATTCATATCAGCGTTGAATCTATCTGAAGTTATAATTGATTTTACTTTTATTGTATCGGGTGATGTTAGGATAAAATCAATAGTATTATCCAATTCATTCATTTCAATTTTAACTTTATCAACCATTTTAGATTCCGAATCTACTAAATATGTGTTGGTGTATTGATTCCATAAAGTATCTCTTTTTATTTTCTCTTCAAGTATAGCGTCGCGATGCTGTTGAATGTTTTGTATGTTAATATTGGAAGTTGTTATTGCATCTTGTACAGTCGTGCCGTAATAGTCAAAAATGCGAGATAGCGCCGGGACAGGCTTTAATCGATTCTCTAATATACTTGTTGCTGATGTAGTGATATTAGACTCGACATATTTTCCGAAACTGGCTATAACAATAATAATACCAGTTAAAATAACCATTAACGTTGTTTGTTTCATTTTGTTTTTCTTGTTGTAGGCTTTCTAGTTGTTCTAGTTGGCGCTTTTTTTATTGATGTAATCTTGCCTGCTCTCGCATTTGAAATAAATTCACCTGGATTTTCTGAAAATTTGGTTGATATTTTAATAATACCAGATAATAATTCTGGAGAATTTAATCCTACTAAACCGTAAACTAATGCTTTCCATATAGCTGCAATTTCAAACTGTTCTAGGATAAACCATGATATCAAAGATGCTAACATGGCAGCGGCCATGTTATTAATAATTTGTAAGATTGTTTTCTCTTCGGGATTTTTGCTTGTAGCGACTCGGGCCAACATTCCTGCAGCTCCGATCACTAATACAATCCATCCTCCGCCAATAAATAACGGTATAAATTTTCCTAAATCATCCATCTAAACTATTTGTTAATCTTATTTTTTGTGTATTTGTCTAAACTTGTTAATCCTAAACAGCCAAACGCCAACATACCAACGGTTTGCACTAGTATGTCTGATGGTTTTACGTCGCCGTGTGAAAATGAATTAGCTAACAATGTAACATTTAAAAAAATAACACATAATAAACCGGATATTCGTTTTGATGATGCGTTGCCTGATTCGTCATTTAATAGATTATTCATATTGTCCTTTAAGATAAATATGGGACAATATCAAATAACATGAATTATAATTTCGTTGCAGATTATGCAGATTAAATTCAGCGTTTACATACAATTAATTGGGATTCTTGGGCAATTAAACTAACAATTGTTATTTGACAATTTCCTAATTTAAATGTTCCTGGTTGCCCAGAGTCTTGCAATATTTCTGATAGTATTTGTATGTATTGAAAATCCAATTGAGTAAATGTGTTTCCATCAATTGACACAACTATATCATTTTCTCCGGCCGGATCGTTGTATCCAATACAAAATACACGTTTAGTTAAATCAAATTTGGTATTTGCCTGTTCCGTTTCAATATATGAATCAGTTAATACCTGCATAGCATCATCTATATAGATTCGATCACACCATGGCTCTAATGTTTGTAATAAAGTCATATTGCAATTTGTAACTTGAAATGCAATATTATATTTGGGTAATATCCTAGGCATCATTAATTCGTCATGTAGAACATTTTGTCCCCACTTTCTCCACCACTCACGAAATTTGATAGCTCGCAACGATTTATATTCTTCTGAATCTTTGGGTTTATACCAAATAGTTCCATCTGGCAACGGAATTTCAGCTTCGATTTCAATGCCATCTTTGAATCTACTACCTCTGCAAGTCATATGATATACAAATGAATCGCGAGATTGAATCAATCCATATCCGGCTAAATGCATACGGTTAAATATATCTGAATCTTCTAATTCCATTGGCGCAAATAAAGGATCATGTCCCCCTATAGCTTCAAAGTCTGATTTATACATCATCCATGGGGCAAAGATGCCGTTTGTGTGCTTATCTGCATTTGCTTGTTCTAGAACCGCCACTTCTTTTAAAAATGCATCACGTTCAAACTCTTCAGGCTCAAATCCAAATGCACGTACATGTTTTTCTGGCCCAGGCGGATGTAATGGTGGTTCAATACGTGTTGCGGCTACAACAACACCTGGTTTCATATGTTTCAATGAATTTGGAATATGATTGGTTGTAGTAATCATATCGGCGTGAAGTATACTAAAAATTTCCGTACGGGATAATTCTACGCCTTTATCATATAATATAGTATGACCAACACGTTCTGGGCCGTCATTCTTATACTTAACAAAATGTTCTCCCGTTAAAGTTTGGATCCATTCCCATGTGCCATCGTCAGATGCATCATCCAGTAAAACAATATCATGTTTATCACCATAACAGTCTGTAATTGATTGTACTGCTTGTTGCAAATACTTTAAATTGTTCCTTGACGGAATTATAAAACTAATTTTATCCATTTTGTAAACTTTTTTCTATAATATCAAACATTCTAGTTGATTTAACATGCCCTGTAAAATGAACTATATTTGATTTCATCGCTCTATCAATATAACCATCAAAATCATCCCAACATGGAGCAAAGAAATATTTGTCAGTATTTAATATTTTAAATTTAGAACTATATAACTGATTCATTAAACTATAAAATGATTGTTCTTGCGTATCAAATACAGTACGTTCCCAACCCCATTTTTCTGTTCCATCTTCCTTATAAATACCGTCAAAATCAAATATGCTTAACATAGTATCAAAACCAGATTTAGATAGAAATTCATCAAATAATTTTAAAGATATACCTTGAAAGCCGGCGTTACATCCTAACAAATTTATATTGTTAGTTTTTAATATAGATGTTATATCTGTTTGGTATAATTGACAAATTTGGTTAAGTAATGCCTTGTCGCAATTTACGTTATCAGGTTCGTGTATTCCAAATGATATACGAGCAATTAAACATTCTTGTACTTCTAGAAGATCTACTGTATTAAATATAATATCATATTCATATGTTAACATATAATCATACATTTCAACCCTTCGAAGATAATGTCCTATTAAAATATGATAAAAATGTATAAATTTATTAAAATCATATTGCTGCAAATCAATATCATATATCTTAGCATATGATTGCATAAATTCTTTTGAATATGTTTTTAAATTTAAATTTAAATCAAGTATCTTAGCAGTCCATTCATCATGATGCAGATCATGATCTAATACGATATGAAAATCAAATTGTATGTTCGGAAATGTTTCAATTAATTGTTTCAAACAAAAATATTCATACTTCCCTAATTTATGCCAAAGTCTGGCGACTGCTATATTATTTTTCATAAAACTCTTTTAAATATTGTGTTAAGCTATCTTGCCATTTATTCATGTAATTTTTTTTCATAACGTTTAATTTAAAATTAATTAGTTTTTCTGAATATGGTCTTGGGGCAAAGTATTCATGTTTAAAAAATGAACTATCTACTTTGTTTACTTTGATATCTAAATTTAGTAAATCAATCATTTTAACTGCAACATCATATCTACTAGCATTGCCATTACTAACCATATTATAAATTCCATAGTCTAAACCTTCCGTTGTGTGCCGATATATAGAATTAGCAAAGTCACCGGTATATGTAGGAGTACCTAATTTATCATCAACAACATTTAATTCAGTTGCACCATTTTCAAGTTGTTTGAATATTTTAGCTACGAATTTTTTATCTTTTTTACTGCCACCTCCCATCATCCAACCAGCTCTAAAGATCCAGGCATTATCATATTCTAAAATAGAATTTTCAGCGTAGACTTTACTTTTTGCATATATGCTTAAAGGGTCTGGTTTATCAAAATCAGCAAATACATCTTGTTCTCCGCCAAATACTCCTGCGGTGCTAATAAATACATATGGAATATTTAATTCTTTTGATAGTTCCATTAAAAAAATAGCTCCCATTGTATTTGTAGCAAAACAATTATCATAATTAACTTCGCATTCTTCTAAATCAGTTAATGCTGCTAAATTTAATATGATGTCTGGATTAAAATCTTTGATTTGTTTTCTAATAGCCGTATAGTCTCGAATATCACCATACTGTAACCATTCTTCGTTAACGTCAATATCAGTTGCTAATATTTCACAATCTGCTTGTTTATATTTGTTATAAACATATGATCCTAGCATACCGCCGGCACCCGCAATATAAACTTTATTATATTTCATATTATATTATATAATTTTTTATTCATTAATCCAAATAATGTAATCTTATAATTTTCATTAGTTCTTGCATTCGCACTAACCATGTATGCGATGTTTCTACAATCTGTCTTGCATTTTCAGCTTTTTGTTCTCGCTCATTATCATGATGTAAATAATATTCAAATAATTCTAGCCAATTTGATTCATCTCCAAGTACTATGTTACCATCAAATAATGTTTCTACTAATGGATGATCACATAATTGAAAATTTCCAGATAATGCAATATTGTAAACTGATTGATTTAAATCAATTCTATCATAATGTTCACCCAAATTTGGTTTTTGATATGGAACATGAAAATTTAAATTAATTTTTGTTGCATTTCTAATGATGTTATGTTCTTGATATGGTATAAATCCATTTTGATATTTTCCATATGTCATTCCGCCCAATATGCATGCATATTGATCATTATCTAATATCGGATATAAAAATTTGTCTTCACTTCGGTATCCGTGTGATAAATTACCAATGAAACACGCATCATATAATTTAGGCGTATCAATTTTATAAAATAATCTATGGTTGGCTGCTAATGGCACACTATACAAGTTAAATCCGTTAGCTTTATAATTCTGCATTAAACTAGGACATTTATGTTGAGTTGTTATAAAAAAATCAACAATATCCTGAAATAATACATAATTGTTTCGCCACATATCTCCTGCACCAATTATTTTACAATTTGGAAATTTTAACTTAAATTGTTCAAATTGTTTTAAATAGTCGAATGAATCTGGTATGCCCGCGTATATTAATATGTCTACTTCTTCGTTAATTTCTAAAATAGAATGTTCCGGAATTGGTAAATATGAAACATCATGTCCTAAATCTTGTAATCCATAATACCATTCTAATAATATTGGAGTAGCGTGATGTATTGTATCACATAAAACTATTTTATTCATACTTTGCTACGATTTCATCCCACGATAAAATATTAATTAAATCCATACGATATTCATTTAAAAAATCAAAAGTAGGTTGTACAGTTAAATTATGAGGTTGTTGTTGTCCTCGTCTAACAATACCACAAAATGATGAATAAATTCCATGCATATCTAAATCAGATCTAGTACCTCGTAGTTCCGCAAATACTTCCCACGCATTATGGCAAAAATGTGCTTGTAATAATTCTTCAAAGAATGGATTGATATCATCCATTATAATAGTTCCATTTTCATTTAAATGTTCCAATGAATTATTAAAATCTTTTAGTACTTGAGTTTTTTCATGAGATGCATCAATAAAAATAATATCCCATTTTACATCTTTACCCACTGAATCAAAATAATCATCTGTTGTCATAAGATGTGTCGGTAAACATCCAGGATCAATATCGACTCCTTCTTTTAACATACAATTAATATGATTAAATGTATTTGTTTTGTCTCGTACCCCTAATTCTAAATACGAGTCGTATTTAAATTTTTCTATAAAAAAATTAATAATTGGGTGATACGGTTGGTTAGTCAATTTAGACCAATCTGTGTTTTTCATTCTAATCCTTCTTTAATATAAATTTGTTCCCATCCTTCAGAAATTCTACCGCCAATTCGAACAAAGTTAAAATACATATGTTCGTTTCGTTTTTTCAATAAAATTAAAGGATCTAATGTTTTTGTAAATACATTGCCTTCGACTTCAAAGTTCCATGGTGAATATTCTGATTTCATTACTTTTTTAAGATATTCAGTTTTCCATATGGATGGCTGTACTGAATTTAAATAATCACTATGATTTTTAAATTTATACAAATCATTAGTAACATGTTCTAAATAATATACAGGTTCGCCATAATCAATATCCATCATGATTTTGTCAGCGTTGTATTGTTCTAATATTTTAATATGTTCTTGTACAAATTCTTCTGTAAATGTTTCTGTTAAATAATAATCATCGAGAATAAAGAATGTATATTCCGTATCAATTTCATCTAATGCTTTAAGCATTCGTTCACCCCATTGCAATTGTCCTGGTGTGATTGTTTTATATAAATCATTATCATATGTTAATGTTTCGCTAACTAAATAATTTGCAGTTTTTAATTGCCAATATCTTTGAAATAAAATATCAAAGTTTTTCCATAATGGCGAATATGAATCGCAAGTTCCTATTAGTACCGATATATTCATAATCTAGCTTTTGGTTTAATTTGTCGTATACGATGTTCAACTTCTTTTTGTAATGTAACTCTATTGTTTGATTCTGATTCTAAATCTTCTGATATATTATAAACATATAATGGTTCATCTACTCGAAATATTCTAGATTTCCCTGCTAACTCAACTAATGGCATACACAATGCAAAATCTGCAGCTGCGTTGAAATAGTTGCCTGTTTCCGGATCAATTAAATCAGCATCTGTAATATTATCTAATAAAAATGCTTTATATGTTTTTAAATGGCTATATGGAAATGTATGTGTTCTATATGAATTAGATGCATCAACTTGTGAATCTAAATGTAATTGATAATGGCCTCCTAATTCTCCCGACGGATAATGTATATACTGACCATATGTCATCCATATATTATCATTTTGGTAAACTTGATTTAAATATTGTAAAACAAATGAATGCAATAACCAATCATCACCATCAATCTCTACAATGATATCATCTGGATCTATTTTTCCTATATCTTTAAGATGTTTATACGTTCCCATAAAACAATTTAAGAAACAACCAGGATTTGGATTTTGATATATTAAAAAATTAGTACTATTCCTAACAGCATCTGTTAAATGTTCTAATGTATCATCTGTTGATTCGTCATACCCATATGCTGTTAAATAATTTGAATAACTTTGTTGTTTAATGCTATTAACATTGAATCTAACCCATTTACTTTTATTATAAACAGTTGATATGATTATAAATTTATTTTGCTTTTCCATATATCAATATTATAATATTTTTTGTAATTTTCTAATGCAGTAAAACTGCATTTGTTATAAAAATCTTGATCATCTCGTAATCGAATTGCTAACTTTCTAGCAGATTCTAAATCATTAACATTGACTGCTAAATCTGGGTGACAAAGTCTTTGTGTATCAACATGTTGATTTCCAATACAAGGAATTCCAAAATAGGCACAATTTAAACTAAATGTTCCAGCAGCTACTGTTGGCATCAGATGAATTGCATATTTAAATGTACTTAATTGTTGCATCCATTCAATCCATGTTACTCTTGGTAAATG